ACAATTAAAATTCGAAAAAAAAGATTTACAAGAAAAAGAATTGCTTTGATTAATTTATTTGCTCGAAAAAGTTTGAAAAAAAATCTAAAAAATGTTTATGGATTTTAAAAAAGTAGTTGACAAATAGAAAGATTGTAGTGATATTAAAAGAGTTCAACAAATAAAATGAACATCGCACGCGTTAAAAAAAAATTCTTGAAAAATGTTAAAACTAAAAGAAATAGAGCACATAAAAAAATTAAGCAAAGATGAAACTTTTAAAATTCTTGATCAAAACAAAGATAAATTATTCAAAGACATTTCAAACAATGTATCTTATCGAGACATCGCACAAAAGAATAATATTCACTTAACATATTTATACGCTTATTTGAATTTAGAAGAAAATAAACACGCTAAAGAAATCGCACTAGAAATTGCAAGCGACACACAAGTTGAAATTGCAAGAAATCATTTAGAGTCAATAAAAGCAGATGACACAAACGCAAGTGTGCGAAAAAAATCAGAATTATCACAATTTGAACTTTATCTTGCAAAAGTTAAAAATCGAAAAAAATACGATCTAAACTATCGCGAAGAGAAACAAGAAACAAATAACAATATTATAACTCCACAGCTTACATTAAAAGTTGTAAATAATTCTGAAAATCAAATAAAATTAGAAAGCGATCAAGATTAACTAAAAAAAATAATCAAATGAAAATAATTTTAGCACTAATTGCACTTAATCTATTAACTGCAAATTAAAATTATTAAATGATAAATAATAATGTTGTAAACTTCGAACTTCAAGAAAAACAAAGCATTTGTTGGACTTCGCCAGCAACCGAGATTTTGTATGGCGGTAGTGCAGGTGGCGGTAAGTCCCACGCAATGCGAGTTATTGCAATAATGCTTGCATTCAGTGTTCCAAATATTCAAATTTATTTATTCCGCCGGATCTTTGCGGACTTGATTAAAAACCATGTCGAGGGCTCTACGGGCTTTCGTGCGTTGCTCTCGCCGTGGATCAAGCAAAAACAAGTAAAAATCACTGAGGAAGAAATAACGTTTCAAAATGGGGCAAAAATTTATCTTTGTCATTGTCAACATGAAAAAGACGTTATAAAATATCAGGGAGCAGAGATGCAAGTGATCTTGATTGATGAACTTACGCACTTTACAGATAAAATATATAAATTCTTAAGAGGTCGGGCAAGGCTTGGCGGACTTGAAATTCCAGAAAATTTAAAACACAAATTGCCGTTGATCCTATGTGGCAGTAATCCAGGCGGAGTTGGTCATGAATTTGTTAAACAAATGTTTATTGATAATTGTAAGCCTTTCGACGTTCGCAAAATGTCAAACGAGGAAGGGGGAATGTTGCGTCAATATATTCCTGCCAAGCTTGCTGATAATCCAATTCTGATGCAAAATGATCCACTCTATAAAGATAAACTCTTAGGCTTGGGCGGTGCACTAGCTAAGGCAATGTTGGAGGGTGATTGGGACGCAATTGAGGGGGCTTATTTCGATACTTTCGATAAAACAAAACATATTATAGAGCCTATACAAATTCCTGCCGAGTGGTATAGAATAAGGGCGTTTGACTGGGGATATTCTCGCCCTTTTTGCGTGCTTTGGGGTGCTGTTAGCGATGGATCGCTTGTTGATTGTGGCGGTGTAAAGCGTAGCTTCCCAAGGGGTTCAATTATTGTCTATCGAGAGTTTTACGGTTGCACTGGAAAGCCCAACGAAGGCTTGAAAATGGATGTGCCTGAAATTGCTAAAATTATTAAGGAATTACAAATTGGCGAGAAAATAAATGAAATGCGAGCCGATCCAGCGATTTTTGATGTCTCAACAGGTTCATCAATTGCCAATCAGTTCGAAAAAGAAAAAATTGGTTGGCTTCCAGCTGATAATAAGCGAGTAGCTGGCTGGCAACAAATAAGAGCAAGATTAACGGGCAATGAAGATAAACAAGCTATGTTATATATTTCTAAGCACTGCCAAAACTTAATTAGGACTTTACCGCTCATGCAATATGATAAAACGAAGCCCGAGGATCTAAACACGGATTTAGAAGATCACGCCGTTGACACATTGCGTTATCTATGCATGGCTAAACCAATTGTTTTCAATATATCTAAACCACCTGAAACTATTGAAGAAAACATAAGAAAGCAATTTGCGGTTCAAACTTATATCTCTAACATTAAAAAACAAAATTTACTATTGACAAGAAAAAAATTGTAATTATTTTGAACCTATGGCGAAAACAAATGGAATCGAAACACAAGCGGATTTAACACAAAAGACAGGTGATGCTGGGCTTATTGATATTTGGCGTCGAGAGCTTGAAAACTCTATTGAATATCACAAGGAATCAAAAAAGACTTCCAAGGAATATTACGAAATCTACGAGAATCAAGAAAAAAGAAATATGAGAAGCACGGACTACTCAATTTTTTGGGCAAATACTCAAACATTACGCCCCCTGCTATTTTCAAAGTTGCCTAAATCAAATATCACCCAAGCAAATTATAATGATAGCAATGTCGCAAGAATCGCTAGCGAATTGGTCGAAAGGGTTATTAATTATTTCCTAAAGGAAAGTAATGCTGAAAATGAGTTTGAAAAAACAAGAGATAGCTACTTGATCAAGGGAATTGGAATACCTAGAGTTGTTTTTATCCCAAGCGAGCCAATCGAAAAAATCGAAAAAATCAAAGTCAAGGTTAAAAAGGAAAAACCAGAAAAAGAAGATGAGGATGAAAAAGACAATGAAGACGATATGACAAACGATCAACAAGAAGATAAAGCTGAAGGTGAAAATGACGATTATGAGGAAATTGACCAAGAAGAAAAAAGTTATTATGTCGATGACAGTAAAAAAAATATAGAGATTGAATTTGTCGATTATGAGAATTTTTTAAAGTCAACAGAAAAAGAATGGAAAAAATTACGCTGGGTTGCTTTTAAAAAATATTATTCAAGAAATGAATTAATAGAGACTTTTGGAGAAGCTGGAAAAAAAGCACCGCTTACTTCGAATAAATATGAAATGTTAAAAGAATCTGAAGATGAACTTTACAAACTTTGTGAAGTTTGGGAAATTTGGGATAAAGAAAACAAAATGGTTCATTTTATAACATTAGGCGGAGATGGTTTTGTTTTAGACACAATTGAAGATCCATACAATCTTAAAAATTTCTTTCCGATTCCACAATGTATGGGGTTAAATGATAGCCTATGTTCATTAATGCCAATCCCACTTTATAGACATTACAAAGGATTAGCTGAAGATTTAGAGAAAATTCACAATAGAATTTCTGCTTTGATTGATCAATTAAGATTTACAGGTCTTTATACTTCACTTGCCGAACAAAAAGATGTTGAAAATTTAATGAATGGCGATGACGGCGAATTTTCAGCTATTCAAACAACTGCAAATATTGATGATGCAAGAAAATTAGTATTGTTTAAGCCAATTGTCGAAATCGCTAACACAATTGCCTCATTAAGAATCGAAAAACAACAAAAAAAGATCGATATACAAGAAATTACTGGCATTAGTGATATTGTGAGAGGTCAAACAATAGCCAGTGAAACCGCTACAGCACAGCAATTAAAAGGCAATTTTGCAATTAGCAGAATACAACCTTTGCAAAAAGAAGTAGAATATACAATTAGGGACACTATTAGAATTTTAGCTGAATTAGCAGTTGAAAAATTCACAATAAAAGAATTGATGCTGATAACTGGACTTCAATTATTTGATGTTGAAACAATTAGCGAAGCAACAAAGATCAAGATTGAGGACATGAAAAACGAAGCTATCCAATTATTGGATATAAATGATCCGCAAAAAAATGAAAAAATCCAACAATTGACAATGCAGGCTCAAATAGGTTATGAAAAAACAATGAGCGATATTCAAGAGAAATTAAAAGGCTTTGCAATTGAGTTAAAAGATGTTGGTGAACTTGAAAAAATGTTAAAAAATGATAAACTCCGTTGCATTAATATTGATATTGAAACCGACAGCACCGTAAGAATTGATCAAAACCAAG